TTATTTACAAGCTTGAACTTTCTGTAAGGTATACGTATCTCTGTCCACTTAGGATTCCAATCACCTGTCCATTGGTTTTTCATCTCTACTTCAGAGTAATACATACCACCATTCTTCTCACTCTTTATATCAAACGAGTAGTCTTCCTTCATATCAAGGATGGTATGACCATTGCTTTCTAAGTAACTTTTGATTGCTGTCTTAGCTTTACTGTCATTCTCTTCATATGACAGTGGTTGAAACTTCCTGCTGTATGATCCTTTAATTTGTTGTAACATTATACTTCTCCTTTATGTTAAGTCTACTATTTCACAGACATCGCCAGAGCAAGCCATTGTCTGCATGGCTACGGTGTTATCTTCCTGTTCGTAATCTGAAAGAGAATCCCAATCTATTTGTTTCGGCATTGATCTAAGTAATACCTTATATTCTTCTTTACTACAATCCTGATATGGTGCTTGTTGATATGTATGATCTGAGTGTGGTAAAAAAGACACACCTGACATTTCATCAAAGTGTTCGTACACGAATGCACCAACAGCTAACCATTCATCGTCACGTACAGAGATAGTTACTGATGGTTTATGTTCGCACCAGTATCTTTGGTATATGAGCCACATCTCTAGTTGTTCAATGGCTGACATATCGTTGCGTGTTACAGCCTTGTGTGGTGACATTACAGGGAAACTAAATACAGTAGTCGTGTCTCCCTTAAACACACATGGCTCGTTAGGTATTCCCTGATCTATCATAAACTGTGTAAGTGGATCTTTGTTATCGCCACGTACAGTTCGTACATAGTAGGGGGAATGTCTTGCGTGAATGCCACTTGCAGAGTCTACAAGCTGAGACACAGTGCCAGATGGTTTTACACAACTGATACTGACAGAGGCGTTGATGCCTAGTCTCTCTGCCCATGCAGCGTTTGTTTCTACTGCAATCTCACGTAATTTAGATAATGTATTTTCCAAGTCTTTATTCTTCAACGTCATTAATGGGTTGTCCATTATCCCTGTGAGCGACACACCCAACAGTCGTTCTTCTTCGGTATTTCGCTGCCACACTTTTCGCAGATATGGAAACTTAGTGAAGGAAGACTGAATAGTGCCAAGAATTGTTGCCAACTTGACTTTATGGGCGAGACTATCAAATGTATCTGTAGCTCTAACAACAACTTCAGTGAGGTTACAAAATTGATAAGGCCGTAATATAATTTCTGAACATGGATTAGTTCCAAACTCGTAATTAGGATCTCTTCTCCCATACTTTTCAGCTTGTTTCTTAGATGCTTCACGATTAAATACTCCTCTCTCTCCTGATTTACTTTCTACAAGAGATAGCCACTCACGCATGAAAGTCTCAATGTCTGGTTTCTCTGTATAAGCAACAGAGTTATTAGCTAGTGCTCTGTGTGCAGCAGTCTCCCACCACTGTCCTGACTTAGCGTGACGCATACGGTCATCACTCAGGTTAGACAAAGAGATCATTGCTGACCTACGTACACCACCTACTACAACTATCTGACCAATGAAACACATCAAGTCATGGCACTCCATTGATGATAGCCTACGTCCTTGTGCATTCTTAAATGTCTGTACACTAAAGTTAAACAACTCTATCAATGGGGCAGGACCACTGGCTCTACCGCCAAATGTTTTGAGCCTTGCTCCTGCAGGACGTACCTCTGATACATCCCACTTGGGTATCTCTCCTGCCCATAACAATGCTAGTAGTTGTCTAAATCCTTTAGCCCATCCCTCTTTGCTGTCTTTTACAACTATCATTGTGTCGCTTTCGTACAACTCAGGTATCTCTGGTAGCTTCTGTACGAACTGTCGTTCCACACTAAAGCCTACACCAGTACCACACAACAGAATAAACATAGCTTCATCAAATGACTTAGGGTCATCTACTGGTAGGTAGCTACAGTTGTACCCTGCTGTATTGTCTCTGTCTAATGCAGGTCCACTTGTCATCATAGCTCTCATGCTAGGCATAATTTCCAAGCCTACAATTGCATCACGTATCTGATTAATATATGTATCATCACCTGCAACCTTACGAACTACATTATCCATGTATCGTTCTACTGTCTCTCCCCAACTCTCACGGCCTTTGCCATCAAAGTATTTTGCGTAGCGAGACTTATGTATAAATGACTGATAGTCAGTCGGCAAATAGTTACTCATGTTCTGTTTCCTCTCAACGCAAAAAATAATCCACCAAAATATAACATGACGTGAAGGTTGTCATACAGTATAACATCCCAAACGCTTTCTGGTTGACCTATCCAAATAACTCCTGTCATAACACAACAAATAGTTATACCACTAAATCTAGTTAATATATCTCCTATAGTTTTCATCCACGATTTCATTATGTCTATGTTTAATACACCACCAACTAGTATACCTATAGCAGCACCTAACTCACCGTAAGCTACTACCCACCAGACTAGATATGGTAGACCCCATGACTCAGCAGCTTCTATAGTTACTGGGATTTTATCCATGCCTTGCTGAAAGAACACAACCATTAAAGGTATTCTAATTAACCAATGACTAAACCCTGCGTCTGCCATCTTTCTTAAAAAATTCATTCGTGTTCTCCTCCTATTCCTCGTGAGTTATAATTCTGTGGCGCATTATATTTTTCTGCACTATCATAGACTATAGCTGTAATAAAAATACCAAAGACTACTAACAAATGCCCACCTGCAGATACACCAAATGCATATGGGTTATTTATTATTGCTGCAAAGATACCACTCCACATTACAGATAGAATTGAAAATACCATCAGACCTAATTGGGGTGGTAGATTACGTAGTGGAGAGTTTTTTATAGTCATTATACTTTTCCAAGCATCTCTCATACTCAGAATAGTTTTTGCCCATCCTATGGGTGCTATGTTCTTATTCATATTTTTTACCTTTTCAAATTTTACTTTATTAGGGTAATTAGCATCTGCAATATCACGAAAATCTATTGCATCATATATATTATGAAATTTTTTAACCACCTTATGATCTTTAAAGTATGCTGTTACCTTATACATTTACTTATCCTTTACGTTTACATTACTTGGATTGTATTGCTCACCATTATACTTAGAACCAGTAGCATTTTTACCACTCTCTACACCGTTGTTGCATCCTACTACTACAACCATGAGAAATATAACTGAAACAATTAATACTCTTTTAGTCCAAAGTATAAACTCTTCAAATGTTTTATTTGCTTCTAGCTCTGCTTCTTCTCTTGGAGTCATGCTTCAGTCTCCTGTTAATATATTAATTGTTTTAATTGTCATCCCATCTATATCATAAATAAATTGTTGTAAGGTTTCGTTTACCTCTTCTTTTATTTTACCATCTACAGGAACAGGATATTCATCTTCATCTATTTTTAAGGTCAAGAACACTTTGATCTGCATCTAGTTTCTCCAAGTAGTAATTCATATACCAATTTGCTTTTCGTAAGTCCTCAACTTTATTCTTGTAGTTCTCACGCCAAGTATACTTCATATTGTTACCTTTGATATACCCTTTAAATTCTTCGGGTGTTAGTGCGGCATGAATGGCTTCTATGCATTCGATACCTGCATGATTATAGTGTGGTGGTTTGTTTACATTGTCTGCCATACTTTCTCCTATTGCTTATTACCAAAATCTAAATGTACTACGTTATCTTCATTATGTGTTACCGTAGGTTTACTAGTACTTTTTAACACATTTTCATGGAACTTGTAAAGGGTATTTCTAAATTTAATATCCTCTTCCATGAGTGGTACAGAAGCCAACATAAGATTAGTTAGTAAGTCTATGTGTTGATAGTCATCATCATTAAGATAGTTCTCATCAAGTGTCATATAACCAACTTTTAAATCTCCTGACCACATATCATCCGCATCTAATACTGGTGTTACTCGTATAACGAAATCATTTGGTTCGAAGTCTACAAATATTCTTTCATCACCTTTCATGCTACTTCCTTTCTATCTTCTTTAGTGGGAAAGCAATCAGGTCTGGATGATTATCTTTTCCTTTTTCTTTTAACCACTCTAACGGTACAACTCTATCTGCATACATAAACTTATTACGATCACACCAGAGACTGTAGGTTGTCTTTGCCCCTTTACTTAGCTTACGTCTGGAACTCTCAAACACAAAACGTATGTCTAGCTTGGGGTGTTGCTTCTTAATGAGCTTATGTTTCCTACGATCATCTGATGTGAACCGTCCTTTAGTTTCTATTATGATGCCGTTAGGCAACACAAAGTCTGGTGTATATGTGCGATACATCAAGTCTTCCCACTCTATCTTGAGAGCTTCGTACTTGATAGGCACATTGTGTTCTACAAGATAATCTTTTACCTTTATCTCTAGCCCACTTCTATAGCCATACTTTAATGCTGCCTGAAACTGCTTACCGTACACTTGTTACTCCTGTAATTTAATGTATGCTACAGTCTTAGGCTCACGTGCTTGTGATACCTTGGATGGTAGCTCTTGCATATCAGGCCAACACTCAAAGCGATAGTCACAGAACTTGCAGCTATCATTCAGTACCATGTTGCCACTAGGCTTACCTCTGTAAGTCTCAGGTACAGCTTCAAAGCAACGCTCAAATACATTGTCGTTAACTTTTTCTACTGTATCTTTTATTTTGCCAAGCTCTTCATCCATGTCAATGTCAGCAGGTACATATTTAAAGCCACCGTTTGCTTTATTAACTACCCACCATCCACCTGCACGTTTGCCAGATGCTTTGGCATAACCTGCAAGCTGACCTACATACCCAAATGAATCTCCTTTGTATAAGGTATCATAGGAATCAAACTTGTTACGGTAAGACCAATCAGAAGCTGACTTGATATCATCAACTGCACCATCTACGATAAGATCATAACTGCCAGAAACAGTAGTATCATTACTATCTCCCACTGTAAGGCTAACTTTATCAGTGTCTTCATACTCCACACCAGACTCCGTAAGCACACCTTTAAAAACAGCTTCAACTATATCTCCTAACATCATGTTCATAACAAATGTAGTTGGCTTTGGTAACGCAGTCTCAGGTTTATTCTTATCAAACCAGAGTTGACAGGTAGGACGTCCAATGTTGGACATCCGTAACCTGAAATCACCACGTGATTTACCACTACCAAACTGGCGTATGACTGCATCAGCCACCTCTGCACCAATTCTCTTAGCTGTTTCTTCAGAGAAAGTAGTCTTTCCCTCTACAGCATCAGACATAAACTGGTGCAGTTTTAGTTCAGCAGGATGGTGCATTATGCAAAGTCCTCTTCATTAATGTCAATGAACTCTTCAACACCTTCCTTGTCTACATCGTCATGCTTATGGGCATTCTCATCCCAAGCATTTGATATGTACTGATTATAGTTTGTCACCCATGCTAGGAAGTTACCTAGTGTTTCCTGAGTGGCATCGTCCAACTCCAGTGTAGTCTGCAAGTCGAGTGCAGTCTCTGGTAGATAGAAGCTATTACCATTTGGTAACGACTGTTCTGCTGTAGTAGCAGTAAACGTATGCTGAGGTGGTAGCCTACGCATCTTGCCTAGCTTGGTAAATATTGTACCAATTGACTTAAATGCATCACGGTTCTCTACTTCCCAGATGAATGGTGTAGAGGATAGATCAACAGACTTACCTGCTGCATCTACTGGATCAACCAACTCAACTGTACCAAACACAACACGTACACGCTTGATCTGTTTAATCAAATCTTGCATGGACTCAGGCAGTGCCTTGAAGTCCTGTATGTATCCTGCAGGTTTACCACAGTTGAACCCACCGTCATTGTCCTTGAGGTCAATGTTCAAGTTATCAGCCATGACAGTCTTGATGTATCGGTTAGGTGTATTCTCATTACCTTTTACGAAACGCTTGTACATAAACCTTTGTACGAATGGGCGAATGATTGCCTTAGATGCATAGTAAGTTGGGCCATCAGGTATCTCCAACCTGTATGTACCACCCTCAACGACTTCAACCTTCTTGGTCTTACCGTTTACATCTGCCTCACCCATGATAGGTGAGTGTGATATACGCAGTCGAGCAAGTGTAGATGATTTCTCTGATTGCTGATTGTCTACCGACATACCCATGAGCTTTGCCATGTCTGAGAAGTTTGTATTTATTGCGACTTGATTCATATATAGTCTCCTTTTCTACTTTACGAATTTATAGTTTTATCATGCAACGTCTTTTGTGTCAAGCCAATTATTACCTATTTTAGCTTCTAATAATAATGGTACATTAAAATCTATGTTCCACTTCTTATTGACCAACGATGTTAGCATTTCATTAGTTCTGTTTATTACCTTGAGTACCTTTTCTGTTTCGTTAGGATGTACATCTATCACAATACTATCATGCACTGTGTTAACTATGCATGACTCCATCTGATTTACACCCATTAACTTATCTATATATATCAGAGATATAGGTACAATGTCAGCAGTGGCAAACGATTGGACAGGATAATTTTTAATCTGTGTGAAATATGTCACACCACCAAAGCGTCTACGTTGTACATCAGGGAATGCAAACTCACGACCAGATGGTGTACATATCTTGCCAGTGTTCAATGCTTCCTTGGCGAGAGCCTCATGCCACTTACCTATACCACTATACTTCTTAGTGAACTGCTTGTAGTATGCGGCCTCTGCTTGGGTACGTCCAAACCCACTAGCACCATACAAAGGTGCAAAGGTATGTTCTTTAGCATCCTGACGTGATATAGGTTGCCCTGCATCAGAGATAACTTTAGCTGTATAACTATGTACATCAAAGCCAGTAGCCACTTCATTGAGTGCAGTCTGGTCTTGTGATAGGAATGCAGCAACACGAAACTCCAACTGTGCAAAGTCGGCTTCCATGATCTGACCACCCTTCCATCGTGACTTGAACACACGCTTCACTGGAAACGTACCACCACGTGGCATGTTCTGCATGTTAGGATCTGCACCTGACAGTCTACCTGTACCTGTACGGTGTTGTAGTAATCGTACATGTAG